TTGAGGAAGAGATTGAAGGAACACAGCAGGGAGGTCTTACAGAAGTGGAGCCACCAGAAGAACCTGACGAAGAACCTGAAGAGGAGGAGGAAGAGGGAGAAGAATGATAGATGAGTATTCCAGAGGTATTTTTTAGGGAAACTATTGATATAAATAGATACAGTAACGCTGTAGCTACAGAATTTCAGACAACATATAACGATATTATTCTTGTTGCCGCAAAAAAACTTAAACAAATTAATATCAGACAGGCAAAAGCCCCAGAGGGTGTGGTTATATCACCACAAACTAGAAAGAGATTGAGGGCTATTATTGCACAGTCAAAAGCAAGTTTAGATAACTGGCAAAAGAAAACGACAAAGCAAATGATAAAAGAGATAGAAGGTTTAGCAAAAGTACAGGCTGGATTTATAGAAGGTGAATTAAAAAAAGCCGTAAAATCAGGAAATATCCCCATCAACTCAGTAGCAGTTAGCCCAAAATATGCAAAGTCTTTTGTAACAACAGACCCAACTCAGACAAATATTTTTACCAGCAAAGAATTTACGGAAGATGACTTCAAAAGATTTGGACAGGGCAAGTTTGAATTAACTGCAAGACAAGGAGCTATGCAGACCTTACCCAATGGACAAACAGTCGAAAAAGCTTTTAGAGGTATAGCTGATAATCAGAAAGACGCACTGACAAGACATATAAGGCAAGGTGTGTTTAGTGGAGAGTCAACACAGGAGATAGCAAGACGCATGGTAGGTAAATTAGAGTTTGGAACTTTCCCTACATCTGTTAAACAAATATCACAAGCTGGTGGAGAGCTTATAAAGTTATCTACAAATCAAATACAAACTATAGTCAGAACATCTGTAAACCAAGTCCAGAATCAAGCATCACAGGCTGTTTATGCAGCTAACAGTAAGGTTGCCCCTAAATATGAATATGTGGCAACGCTTGATTCAAAAACCAGTCCAATATGTAAAAGACTTGATGGTAGAAAGTTTGAATACAACAAAGGCCCTACACCACCACAGCATTTCAACTGCCGATCTACTACTGTTCCTGTTGTTGATTATGCAGGGTTAAAGAAACAAAAAGGATTTGAGGATCTAACACCGCCACCCAAAGGCAAAGTTGTAACCCGACCTACAGGAGAGGGGACTGGTAGAGTACCACAAGACACTCAGTATGGTGACTGGCTTTTGGGGCAAGACAAGAAACTAAAGGTCAAGACTTTAGGTAATGAACAGAAGGTAAGATATTTTGAACGCTTGGCAAAGAAGGAAGGGTCAGGGCAAAAGGCTATCAGAAAAATGGTCAGAGAAGATGGAAGCGAAAGAAGTTTAAAGGACTTGGAAAGATTGTATGGCAAGCCAAGCGATATAACAATCAAGATACCAAAGCCCAAGCCTGTAACTAAGCCAACTATCACTATCACTAACCAAGATAAGCTTGAGGAAACACTTAAAGCTGCTAGGGCTGCTGAAAGAAAAGCAAAGGCAGAACTTAAAGAACTCAAGCAACGTAATCCATTGCAACCTACAATCGCACAGTTGCAAGGTATTCCAGCAAAATCAAAAGTTCAAGCGGTTGATGTAAATAATGCTTTTGACTTGATGGATAATATGGAAGGATTGGCAGGGGCTAACGCTAAAAAACTAAGAAAGTTTACAGAACAGAGAGAGGTATTTTGTGCTTGGACAAGTGGGGCAGAAACAAAAGGCTATAAATTTGCCAAAATTGATGAAAAAATTGCATTTCTTAAAAATAATCCACAACTTAAGAAAAGTCTTGAAAAAGCAAAAGCAAGAGGATTTAAAGGCATCAAAGATAATGCTCCAGACGTAGACCCACTAACAAATATTCAACAATTTAATAATAAACATAGAGTTGCTCAAGGTTTAGGCAAGATAGATGAAATACTAGACGGAGGTTTAGGAGCAAGCGGAACAGGTGGACATCTTTACTTTGTTAGATATATGACAACACAAAAAACAAACGCTTTTGGATATACATTTCAAGGTGCAAACCATATAGCCATGAAAACAAAACCATATTATAAAAAAGTTACAAATCTCTCAGAAATAAGAAAGGCAGTCAAACAAAGCATACAAAATGCAGCAGTGGGTAGACCTCAAGGAAATGTTGATAATGCTTTATATCAAGTTACAGGCGGCATTTTTGAACCTGTCAAAATAACTTCAAAAACTGGTCAATCATGGTTAACAACTTATGTACATGAAATGGGTCATCAAATTCATTACGCTGCTGGCAGACCAGCTATGGCTGGTAAAGCTTGGATTCCAAGTAAGTATGGTGGAACAAATTATATGGAAGAGTTTGCAGAGACATTTGTGCAATATGTCTTTGATCCTGTAGAATTAAAGAAAGCATCACCTAATGCTTACAAATGGGTTGATGAAGCTGTAAACGCAGCCTTAGAAGCCCCTGTCTAATTATGAGTTACGACAAAGTAATTGAACTAATTAAGCAATTTCCTGAGAACCGAAATGTTCCCAGACTTATTAGGGTGGAATTAGATAAAGCAAGAGGATTAGAAAAACTTAATATTAAAAGAGCTACAGAGGCTTTAATAGTTGCTGCTAATACTGAAAAAGATTTTGATTTGATTGAAAAGCATTTATCGCCTGATGCCACTTAAGAAAGGCAAATCACAAAAGACTATCTCTGGCAACATACGTTTGCTGATGAAAGAGGGCAAGACATTAAAACAAGCACAGGCAATAGCTTTATCAACTGCTAAAAAACGCAAAACGAAGTAATATAAAGACAGCTACTTTTATTGTCATGCCTTCACAC